TCGTAACAATTCCAACTTGTAAACACGAAGATCACATTCTTCCATTCCGCAACGGAACTCAATACTACAAAACAAAGGCACTCCGTAAAGGACTTCTTCTCGATGATCTAGAAATTCGTCACACAGAATTCTACACAGATACAATCGATCTAATCCCAGAAGGAAAGACCTTATATGATTACATTCCAGAAGTTGATGAAGTTGTAAAGGAGGTGTTTGACATCTATGATAACAACCGCTAATAAATTCGAGTCATACCGACCACTTATGAATGAGTGGGAATACAAGTTCATTGAAAAGTTTCTAACTCCCGATGATGTTCTTCTTGAATGGGGAAGTGGTAACTCAACTCTTTATTGGTCGGGTATCGTTTCAAAGGTAATTTCAATCGAACACGATATTGATTGGATAAATTCGTTGGGTAAGGTAATAGATGCTTATGGTGCAACAAACATCGAACTTCATCATATACCAGCACATTCACCACAACCAATTCCTTGCCGTTACGAACAATTCAAGGACTACATCAACTATCCAAAAGAAAAGGGATTGAAGTTCACAAAGATTCTGATTGACGGTAGGGCAAGAAAGTATTGTGCAAAATCAATTTGGGAAGTCATAGATGAGAATGTAATCATCTTTATACATGACTTCAACAGACCTGATTATCAGATGACACTAAAATACTATGATCTTGTTGACGTAGAATGGCGTGGTCAAGGTATTGCTGCTCTACGAAAAAAGAATGAGGTCATAGACGACGGGTCATATTATTGATGGTAAATGAGAAAAAGACATATTTATACTATATGTCTTTTCTTTTATTGAGGTATTAGTGTGGATTACATACAAGTAGTAGACGGTCAAGTTCAAGGATACCCACGACCACTTCCAAAGAATGCCCATAACGTTTCTAATTTCTATCTTCTTCCACAAGAAAAGGTATTAGAGTATGGGTGGTATCCTGTTCGTTTTGTTCCAAATCCAAACAAGACCGAAACAAGTATAGTTACAGGTCAAACATTCGTGGTAGAAGGAAACGAAGTTGTTCAGTATGAGCAAGTTCGTGAAAAAACACAGGAAGAATTAGATCAAGAGACCGATCAAATGTGGGAAAACGTTCGTAACGAAAGAAATATAATGCTTTCGGAATGTGATTGGACACAACTACCAGATTCACCACTTACAGAAGAAAAGAAATCAGAGTGGATAACATATCGTCAATCTCTTAGAGACATCACTTTACAACCAGATCCATTCAACATCATTTGGCCAACTAAACCAGAATAACATATGAATAAACTCATAGAATCAATAATCAACGAACTAAAACTTCAAATCTTCAATGAAGATAACATTGATAATGGAAATCTAGTTGCCGTATATCCTGGACGTTTTCAACCGATGGGTATTCATCACAAAGATGCATATATGTGGTTGAAAAAACAGTTCGGTGATAAAAACACTTACATAGTTACTTCCAATAAAACGGATCCACAACAATCACCATTCAACTTTCAAGAGAAGAAGAGGATAATGTTGAAGCATGGTATTCCTGATTCTCAGATTATAGAAGTGACTAATCCATACAGTCCACTTCAATTCTTTGAAAAGGCAAAACTAGATCCGAAAAAAACAACAATCGTTTACATGATTGGTGAAAAGGACAAGGGTAGACTACGTGGGTTCAAACGTCTTATGACATTCAACAAAACAACGTATATTCCAGCCAAAGACCTTGAAGAACCATACACATACTATGTTTATGCACCTCACGTTTCTTACAATATCCCATCATTTGGTGAGATGTCAGGAACAAACATCCGTAAGGCACTCGGAGATAACGATGCAAAATTAGCAGAGTTGAAACATCGATTCAAACAGATATTTGGTTGGTTCGATGCCGGTATTTTCAACTTGGTGATAAGTAAACTGAATACAAAACGTAGTAAGATCAAAGAAGATATAAACGATTGGTTTAGAGTAATGTTGAATATGTCACAAGAACAGTTTGGAATATTTCTCGATGTTCTTCAAAAAGAATACGGTGACACAAAAGACTTACTTCCGATTATCAGAAAGTTTGTAAAGACTGGTGGTAAAATATCAGAAGAAGAAAAACGTATTTTTGCAAAACAAATGAAAGATACTGCAAAGATAGTAGGACTTGGTTCCATTGCAGCAATACCGATTCCTGGTACAATGTTACTCATTCCTGTTATCGTGAAACTATTTGATAAGTTCGGTGTCAATATTCTCCCTGAGGCCGATGAGCCAAAATCAAAACCACTATCAATAGTTCGTAGGGAATTTTGGAATGAGGTATTCACGGAAGTTGCTAAAGATGAAAGACCACTTCTAAAAGAAGGAGGTGCTGCTGGTCATATGGCACATCCATTTGAAGATTTCGGTCTTACATTTGGTGATATGAAGGAAATGTTTCGTCTCGGTCTATCAGGTGAAATTACCGTAAAAGGAAGTCCAACAGAAAAATTAGATGGCCAGAATCTTTTTGCTTCATTTAGGGATGGTAAACTTTATGCTGCCAGAAACAAAACTGACATTAAGAATGGTGGAATGGATTATGAAAGTATCAAGACGAAGTTTAGTGGTCGTGGTACTATTGAAGAGGCATTTACATTTGCGTTTTCTGATTTGGAAAAGGCAATACAAAGTCTAACGTCAAAACAACAGGAGAAAATCTTTCAAGGTGGTAAAGCTTGGATGAATCTTGAAGTAATGTACCCTAAGAGTCAGAATATCATCAATTACGATGGTGCTTACATTGTTTTTCACGGAGTTTCTTTGTATAATGATAACGGTGAAAAGGTGGAAGATTATCCAATGTATGCAAATATGCTAGCTGGTATGATAAGACAGGTAAATGCACATTCACAAGAAACGTTTAGTATTACAAAACCAAAGGCAATAGTAGTTGGTAAGTCTAAAAAGTTTGATGAACGACTGAATTACTTTATCACCAAACTAACAACTATCCAGAATAAGATGGGATGTTTAGATACAGATACTGTTGGAGTTTGGCATCAACGTTGGTGGGAAAAGTACATTAGAAAGAATACAAAAGAAGCCGGACTTCAGATAGATAAACCAACTATGGAAGGTCTTGTAAAGAGATGGGCATTTGGAGAAAAATCGTTTGCTCTGAATAGTACAAACATTGAAGATAAGAATCTTTTGACTTGGGCAAAAAACACAGATAAACTGAAAGTAGGAGAACAAATGCAAAAGAACGTTCTTCCATTTGAATTGTTGGTATTGGAGTTCGGTGCTGAAGTTCTAAAGAATGTTCAAAGTGTTATGGCAATAAATCCAAAAAAGACAACATCACAGTTGAAATCTGATGTTAGTAGAGCGATACAAACCCTATCATCTTCTAAGAAGTTGGAAGATATTGAAGTGTTGAAGAAACAATTGAAGAGAATCGAAGGTGCCGGTGGTATAGAGTCTATTGTTCCACTTGAAGGTATTGTATTTACATACAACGGTAGAACTTACAAACTAACAGGTGCGTTTGCTCCAATAAACCAACTTCTGAATTATTTCAAGTTCAAAACATAGTTATAGTAGTAAACAGTTTCATTTATTGAATGGTGATGTATGGTAAAGATTGACAGTATAGATGATGTCAAACAACTTCTAAAGGGAGAACACGTTTCTCAAACTTCTATTCAAACGGGATATACGGGTGAACCAGAAGAAAAGATCACGCGAAAGATTGGTGACAGATGGAAAGATGAAGATGGTAATGAGTGGGAACAGAAAGCTGGGTATAAGATAAAGTTAGGTAAGGAATGGCAACAGGAACTTCATTCATATCTCAATACGTTTCAAAACTGTCCAAAGGAAGTTTGTACGTGTACAATGCCAAAACGTGTTGACGAGAAGATGAAAGCTTTACATGGTATGTGTTTAGATTGTGTTGTTTCATTAGAACACAAACTAAGATTACAAGGTAAGTGGGATGAATACGAACGGTTGAAGATGAAACAAAATGCTATGGCATGGTTAGAAGAAGCTGAACGAGATAAGAATCTGATTGCAGATGAATTGTCAAGATCAGAATTTGTAAACTCGTTTGGTGACGTTGAAAAGTGGGACGTTGGTAAAACAAAAGAGGAACTCTTGGCAAAAATTGAAGATGAGTTTCAAAGGTTTCGTGAAGATTTCATATCAAAGTTAGAAGAAATTGGAAACGAAAATACTGGAGAAGGAGTTGAACAGAGTGAAGATAATCCGTGAAATATTTAGTGGTGTGGGTGGTAGTATATCATCTAAACGCACCATGACATTTTTATCATTCCTTGTAATGTTACTCGTCGCTTGGGCCAGTATCTTTATGGGAAGAGAAGTACCACAGTTCATATTTGAAGGATTCATGTGGATTGTATTGGGTGGATTGTTTTCAGTTGCCTCTGAACAGTTTGGTCAGAAGTTTGGAGTACCAAAGGAAACAGAAGAATCTTGTGATGAACCTTACAATCGTTGGGAAGAAGAAACCCCACGACGTAGGAGACGTAAATGAGTGTTGTAATTGAAAGAGCAGTACCGACGAACAAAGAACTGTATAGTCGTGTAAAGTCACGTATAAAGAAGAAGTATAAAGTATGGCCTTCTGCATACGCTTCTGCTGCTCTTGTCAAGGCATACAAAGCTGCCGGTGGAGGTTACCGTAACGAATCAGTGACTATCGAGAAACCGGTTTATCGTCTTGAAGGTTATACAACAAACTGTGAAGGTAAGATTGTAGAAGTTCACTTTGGTATTCAAGAGGCAACAACTGAAGTTCTCGGTGAAGCCGAATACCGTGGACGTAAAGTATCTCTCGGTAAACCATTCAGAACACCTGATGGTCCAAAGAAGTTTGCTGTTTACGTGAAGAATCCAAAGGGTAATGTGGTAAAGGTAAACTTTGGTCATAAGGGTGAAGGTGGTCAAAAGACAATGCGGATAAAGAAGTCGATCGCAGCAAGACGCAAGTCATTTCGTGCAAGACACAATTGTGATACCCCTGGGCCACGTCATAAAGCACGTTATTGGTCATGCCGTTTCGGGTGGCCATCGAGTGGTAAAGGTGCAATTGATAAGACATGATATATGAACCAAGCGTTATATCAGACATTACTAACACCGCAGTTTCAGTTACATCTACCAAAAACAAGGGCAGATGCTGCTGAGGCAATGGCTAATGCGTATCACTTGTCTAATATAGGTCAAACTACAACTCCATTTGGTGCGCCGCTACTAAACGCTGATAAGACAATATTGAAGACATTTATTCAACTGAGTCTTGATATAAACTTCTTCGGTGGACAAGTTCAATCCACTGTGTCACAAGTGATTCAAACAATAAGAGGTGCAATATCGGCTGCCGAAAGTGGTTTGAAAGATGCCGTAAAGATAGCACAAAAACAAGTCAATTCAATTATAGACGGGTTAGTTTCTGCTTTACCGGCACCACTGACGTTTCTTTCTCCAATTCTAAAGAATCTTGTTGGTGGTATATTCAAAGACCTATTGAGTACAGTTGGTAACGCACTCGGTGATGTCTATAAGTGTATGAAAAAACTTCAAGGACTCGTTGACCTACTTGATGTATCTAAAATTGCATACCTAGTAATGTCAACGGGATATTGTCTATACTGGCTTACAGCTTCAATGGCACCAGTGCCACCTATGCCACCGTGTATCGGCCCAAGTGGTGGTACGATAATATTGTTGCCTGGACTACCAACCCCTCTGAACTCCGACTTGGCAAAAACATTCACAAAAGGAAACACAGTTTTACAGGCAGTTGGAAAACTGTACAACAGCTTGATTACACACCAATTGACTGTTGCTGGGATATATCTTGGCATCATCCCGTTCTTTCCCTCACCAATTCCTGGCCCACCTATTCCTTGGTTTTCTATGTTGAGTATACCGTTCCCAAGTATAAACTTACCAGGTATACTTGGTGGTAAGGATTCAAAGGGTGCTGAAAAACAGAAACAAAAACAAGATGCCATAGCGAAAGATCCTGATGGTGAGTCTAAGAAAGCGGGTGACAAATTGAAGGGTGCTTTAGATGGACTTCGTAAACAAGCTGGTGATTTAGCTAAGTGTTGATACTTATATGTATGACCCCATGTCAAGAACATATTGCCCGTTTAGTCATACGTGAATACGTAAAAGGATACCTTATGGAGGGAAAGAAACCTTCCGGTGGGCTTCGTAAATGGTTCAAAGAAAAGTGGGTTGATATTTCAAGAAAGACAAAATCTGGTGGACATCCTCCATGTGGTGCATCAGCTGGAACAAAGGCAAGAAAAGGTGGTAAACGTGCTTATCCAAAATGTGTACCGGCTTCTCGTGCGGCAAGGTTATCACCAAAACAAAAGAGAAGTGCAGTTACGAGAAAACGTAAGAAAGGAGCTACTGGTCGTGGCAAAGCAAAAATGGTTTCAACACTCCCACAGAGCTAACATAGTTAGTCATTGGATTATTGAAGTATCGAAAACAAAACCCTTTATCTTTGTTCTTGGTATCACAATTGGTGTGATATGCATTTCTATCTATGATAACTATCAAGTAGAATTAGCAGCTGCAAAAAATCAAAGGATAATAGACAGTTTGAATGTTGAGATTTCTGTAAAGAGTCGGGAAAGTGATGAACTTTTCAAAAAGGCAGAAAAGCTTGATTCGTTGTTGAAGAATCAACAAAGTGACGTAACAAACATCATCAATAACTTTCCTTCTCAGCAACGTCCTGAAATCAGAAATTCAGACTCTGCTGCCAAGTTTGTTTTAGATTTCATAAGGAAATAATATGAAGTGGATATTAGTCTTACTCATGATGTTGAGTGGTTCGGTGGTCTACGGACAAAAAGATTCAGTGTTGACATTGACAAAGACTGAGGTTGTGGTTCTAGCTAATAAGATTCAACTCCTTCAAGATTCATCACAATACAAGTCGTCTATTATTTCTGCTCAAAACAGGCTACTCATGACATTCAATGAACGAGTGGGTCTCTATGAACAACAACTGCAAAACCGTCAACAGACTCTTGACTTAGTAAACAAACAAAACGAAGAACTAAAAAAACAAGTAGAGACACTCAGACCAAAGTGGTACGATGATAATCGACTTTGGTTTGGTGCCGGTGTTCTAACAACTGTAATTGTTTTTATTGCAACACGATGAGTTACAACATAAGAGACATTATAAAACAGGAATATGTAAAGTGTGCAGCTGAACCGGCTTACTTTATGAGAAAGTACGCAAAGATTCAACACCCTGTTCGTGGTAAAATCCTATTTGAATTGTGGAACTTTCAAGAAGACGTTCTCAAAGACTTCCAAAATGAACGTTACAACATCTGTCTAAAATCACGTCAGTTGGGTATATCAACTCTTATCGCTGGCTACTCTCTTTGGTTGATGTTGTTTCAAACAGACCAAAACATTCTCGTTATTGCCACTAAACAAGAAACTGCGAAGAATCTCGTAACGAAGGTTAGAGTTATGTATGACAATCTTCCATCATGGTTGAAAACATCTGTGGTAGAAGATAACAAACTCTCACTTCGTTTCAAGAATGGTTCACAGATCAAGGCTGTATCGGCAGCCGCTGATGCTGCTCGTTCGGAAGCTCTTTCACTTCTTATCATTGACGAGGCTGCATTCATCGATAACATCGAGGAAATTTGGGCTTCTGCGCAGTCCACAATCAACACCGGTGGTTCTGCAATTATCAACTCGACTCCTAACGGGGTTGGTAATTTCTATCACAAACAGTGGGTAAATGCAAAGACAGGAAAGAGTGCATTCAATCCAATCTTCCTTCACTGGACGGTTCACCCTGAACGTGATCAGGCATGGAGAGATCAACAAGATATTATC